GTCTTTCTGCGACTGGGCAGGCTGGGACCGTTGATGTCACGGGTTCCGCCGTTGTTCCTGTCACTGGTCTTTCTGCGACAGGGCAGACTGGGACCGTCGTTGTCTCAATCCCCGCCGTTGTTCCTGTCACTGGTCTTTCTGCGACAGGGCAGACTGGGACCGTCGTTGTCTCAATCCCCGCCGTTGTTCCTGTCACTGGTCTTTCTGCGACGGGGCTAGTCGGGACTGTTTCCATAACAAGTGACATCAATGTCGATGTCCGTGTTACGGGGCTTTCCGCCGCAGGTGCCGTTGGGACGGTCCTTGTTTGGGGGGAGGTTGTCCCAGCCCCACTGACGAACTGGAACTCGCTTACTCCCGCCACCTTAGCCTCTTGGAGTGACATTTCTCCAAATCCCGAGTCTACTACGTGGACGGAGGTTAACACAGGTGCTATAAATTCATGGACCGAGGTGCAACAAGCACCGCCCAGCACCTCTTGGACAGACATCGCGGCGTAAGGAGGCGACATGGCCAGCACGTATACAACGAACAGCGGCATTGAGCTCATTGCAAGCGGAGAACAGTCCGGTACTTGGGGCACCACGACCAACACCAACTTGTCAATCATTGACCGACTGGTGAACGGGGTCGGAGCAATCGCGCTTGCAGGAACAACCCACACGCTGACCACCTCTGACGGAGTTCTTTCGGACGGCCAGTACTCTGTCTTGGTTTTTGGCGGAGCGCCCTCCGGAACCAACACAGTGACGATCTCGCCAAACGACGGGCAGCACGTCTACATCGTGTGGAACGTAACCAGCGAAAGCGTGGTTTTGACCCAAGGTTCGGGAGGCAACGTCACTGTAGCCAGCGGCGACACCAAAGTTGTGTACGCCGACGGCACTGGTGCAGGGGCCGCGGTCATAGACATCACCGCCAACTTTGCCATGTCGAGCGTCAAGATTACCGGGGGCTCGATCACCGGGATCACCGACCTTGCTATCGTAGACGGGGGCACTGGCGCGTCGAGCGCCTCGGCCGCTCGGACCAACCTTGGTCTCGCCATTGGCACAGACGTACAGGCCTACGACGCCGAGTTGACCGCCATCGCAGGTCTGGCGGTGACCGATGGGAACATCCTTGTCGGCAACGGCACGACGTGGGTTGCCGAGAGCGGCGCGACGGCCAGAACCTCTCTTGGTCTTTCCATCGGGACGAACGTGCAGGCCTACGATGCGGGACTGCAGTCCATCTCCGGACTGACGACGTCCGCCGATCAGATGATCTATACGACGGCCCTCGACACCTACGCCACCACAGGTCTTACGGCTGCAGGCCGCGCCCTTCTGGATGACGCCGACGCTTCGGCCCAGCGCACGACCCTCGGCCTCGCTATCGGTACGAACGTGCAGGCCTACGACGCCGAACTAACCGCCATCGCAGCTCTTGCGGTTACCGACGGCAACATCATTGTCGGCGACGGCACGACGTGGGTGGCCGAAAGCGGCGCGACGGCGCGAACCTCTCTTGGTCTCGGCACCATGGCGACTCAGGCTGCGTCGTCTGTGACGATCACTGGCGGCTCTATCACGGGCATTACCGATCTGGCCGTTGCTGACGGTGGAACAGGGGCGTCTGACGCTGGCACAGCTCGGACCAACCTCGGCCTTGCCATCGGCACGGACGTGCAGGCCTACGACGCGGGGTTGCAGTCGATCTCTGGGCTGACGACATCTGCCAACCAGATGATCTATACGACGGCGCTGGACACCTACGCCACTACGGGGCTCACTGCGGCTGGTCGCGCCATTCTTGATGACGCCGACGCTTCGGCCCAGCGCACGACCCTTGGCCTCGCCATTGGCACAGACGTACAGGCCTACGACGCTGAGCTGACCGCTATCGCGGGTCTTGCGGTTACCGACGGAAACATCATTGTCGGCAACGGTACGACTTGGGTTGCCGAGAGCGGAGCGACGGCACGAACCTCTCTGGGTTTGGGGGCGGGGGACAGCCCGACCTTCACCGCGGTTACTGCCGGGCAGGTCGATGTCACGGCGCAGGGCGACGTGCGCTTCCAAGACGCGGCCGGGGGACAGTTCGTCGCGCTGCAAGGCCCCGGCACTGTCGCCACCAGCTACACTCTGTCGCTGCCCACGGCCGACGGCACCAACGGTCAGGCTGTTGTGACGAGTGGCTCCGGCCAGCTTTCTTTCTCTGACGTGGTCACTCCTACGGGGACTCAGACGCTAACCAACAAGACGCTCACCGATCCTGCGATTATCGGCGCAATCTTGGAAGACATCTTTACGATCACGGATGGGGCCGCCTTCGAAATCGACCCCGGCAATGGAACCATTCAGTTGATCACACTTGGCGCAAGCCGCACTCCCAAAGCCACAAACTTTGCCAACGGCGAATCTGTGACGCTGATGGTGAATGACGGCTCGGCCTACACCCTAACGTGGACCGACGCGACTTTCGGCGGCTCTGGCGTGGTGTGGAAAACCGACGGCGGCACCGCGCCGACGTTGAATACGACGGGGTATACCATTATGGTTTTGTTCAAAGTTGGTGGTCAGGTCTACGGCGCTCGGGTAGGTAACGCATAATGATTGGTGGAAAGCTTATCAGCGCCACTTCGGGTGTGGGCACAGCGCCAAAGGCCATCGCCCTGAGTGTTGCCGAGTTTCCGGGCGTCGTCGCCTACTCGTGGAACATCAGCGGATTTGGTGGGCTGTACAGCACCCCGACCACGCTGCCCACAGGCGCTGGAAACGGCATTGCCTTTAGCCCTGACGGCCTCTCGGTGGCCGTGGCCCATCTCACAACACCCTTTGTCACGGCCTACCCTTGGTCGGGGTCCGGGTTTGGAACCAAGTATTCCAACCCGGCTACCCTACCCACGGGAAATGGAAACGGCGTGACTTTCAGTCCCGACGGCTCGGCGATAGTTGTGGCGCACGAGACCACCCCATTTGTCACGGCCTACCCTTGGTCGGTTTCTGGGTTTGGGACCAAGTACGCCAACCCGGCTACCCTACCCACGGGCGCTGGTAAGATTGCCTCCTTCAGCCCTGATGGGTCGGCAATCGCCGTGGCCCACAGCACCACCCCATTTGTCACGGCCTACCCTTGGTCGGGGTCCGGGTTTGGAACCAAGTATTCCAACCCGGCTACCCTACCCACGGGAAATGGAAACGGCGTGACTTTCAGTCCCGACGGCTCGGCCCTAGCCGTAGCTCACACCACCACCCCCTTTGTCACGGTCTATCCTTGGTCCGGCTCTGGGTTTGGGACCAAGTACGCCGACCCGGCTACCCTGCCGACAGGGGTTGGAGAGGGTGTCTCTTTTCATCCCGAGGGCTCAGCAATCGCCGTGGCCCACAATACCACCCCCTTTGTCACGGTCTACCCTTGGTCCGGCTCTGGGTTTGGAACCAAGTATGCCGATCCGGGAACCCTGCCGACGGGGAACGCTTCTGACGTCGCTTTTGGCCCAGACGGCTCGGCGATAGTTGTGGCCCACAGCACCACCCCATTTGTCACGGCCTACCCTTGGTCTGGCTCTGGATTTGGGGCCAAGCACGCCAACCCGTCTACCCTGCCCTCTGCCTCTGCTTTTGGCGTGGCCTTCTCTATTGTTGGCTCTCCGCAAACGGCATACACGGAGTACGTGGCGATAGCCAACGTTACACCAAATAGCACAACTCCACCGTTTCTTGGTATTTTTTCGGTTTATCCATGGTCTAGCTCAGACGGGTTTGGGACTAAGTACTCCGACCCAGCTACATTTCCGACGGGAACAGGGCAGGGGGTAGCGTTTAGCCCCGATGGCAGCGTCTTGGCGGTGGGGTATGGCACTACTTCCCCCCGTGTCTTGGCTTACCCTTGGTCAGGGGCTGGATTTGGGACTAAGTATTCGGACCCTGCCTCGGTACCCACCTCAACCTGTTATGATGTGGCTTTTAACCCGGAAGGAACTGCCATAGCTTTGGCTCTTGACTCCTCTCCGTATGTTTCCGTCTATGCTTGGTCAAGCTCTGGGTTCGGAACTAGGTATTCCAACCCGGCAAGCCTCCCAGCAGGCACCCCCCTTGGGGTGACTTTTAATCCGGCGGGAACTGCCATAGCCTTGGCCCATCTCACAACACCCTTTGTCACGGCCTACCCTTGGTCGGGGTCCGGGTTTGGAACCAAGTATGCCAACCCGTCGACGCTTCCAACAGGCACTGGCCGCGGCCTTGGGTTTTCCACTGACGGCTCTCAACTGGCTGTGGCCCACGACACTTCTCCGTTCTTCTCTGTTTACGCTTTCTCAATCTCTGGGTTTGGGGCTAAGACTGCTAACCCCTCTGTTCTTGCAACGGCTGCTGGTACAGGTATTAAGTACAGTCCTCAGGGTCCAAATGCCTTGTTCGTCTCAATTAGTGGTCCTCCGTACATTCTAGGCTACACGAGTGCCAGCGGCTCAAAGTTCTCAGACCCTGTCTCTCTGCCACCGGGCGTCGGGCAAGACCTTGCCTTCAGCCCAAACGGCTGGGCCGTGGCCCTGGCCTGCGGTACGACACCCTTTTTATTGGCCTATAAACGGTCACTTAACGACAGCGCCGGGCTGCAAGGGGGATTTGGTACTCAGTTCTCTAGCCCGAGCACCTTGCCTGCGGGGGCAGGCAGAGGCGTTATCTTTGGCCGCACCCCCGCCTAACCCACTGAAAGGATAATCGTGGAAAATACCGAAGCACCTAAGACCCGTGAAGAAATCCTGCAGATGTCGCTCGACGCCCGAGTGCAGGAGGTCATGCACTACCAGATCAACATCGACAACTACACGATTGCGTTGGACGAGATCGCAAAGTTGCCGCCTCAGGATCAGGCAGAGCTGTCCGAGTTCGCAGGTCAACTCCGCGGCCTCCTCGCTTCTGAAAAGCTCGAGCAGAAGAAGGCAAAGATTATGCTCGGCGTTGTTCAACAGCAGCTCAAGACGTAACCCGTCCAACGAACAGAAAGGATACACAATGTTCGTCAAGGCCACAAACGGCGCAATCGTCCAGTACCCCTACAGCGTGGGTGCGCTTCGCCGTGACAACCCCAACACCAGCTTTCCGAGGACCATCCCCGACGAGGTTCTGGCCGAGTACGGCGTGTACGAGGTCAAGACTCCCCCGGCCCCGGACCACGATCCGGAGACGCACTTCGTAGAGTACGCCCCCGTCCCCACCTTTGTTGGTGGGGCTTGGGTGTATGCACCCTCCGTGCGTCCGCTTTCCGTAGAGCAGATCGCCGAGCGCACCGCTTCTCGGGCCTCGGCTATTCGCATTCAGCGCGACAGCCTGCTAAAGGACTGCGACTGGGTGGTGGTCAAAGCTGTAGATCAAAACGCACAGGATAGTTTTGGCATTCAAATCCCCGTTGTTTGGCTTACCTATCGACAAGCTCTTCGCGACATCACAGCGCAACCGGGTTTCCCGGACACCGTAACTTGGCCTGCAAAACCGGAGTAAGCCATGACCACTGAGACGCTCTGGAGCGCAGGCCTGTCAGCCATCCTCGCCCTCGTGGGCTGGATTCTCAAAGGCCATTCCGACGAGGTGCAGCGCCTGCAAATCCTGCTCAATCGCACCCGCGAAGAGATGGCGCGGGACTACGTCACCAAGACTGACGTGCAGTCCAGCATGAACATGCTGATCGCCCGGATCGATAACCTCGACTCCAAGATCGACGCTCTGCTCCGGAGCCTAGCAAAGTGAATGTGCCGCTGATCTGGGTGGCGTACACGCACCTTTGGATCGACGGCCGCATGGTATTTGTCAAGGTTTGCAGGTATAGTGCGGACATAGCGCTGGCGGTTCATCCGCTGTTTCCCTGCCCACCGTTCTGGAGCCTGTAGATGTTTGATCCCGTCAGCATTGGTGTCGCGCTCAGTGTTGGGAGCAAAGCATTCTCAATGCTCAAGCAGGGCATTGCGGCTGGGCGCGAGATACAAGACATGGCGTCTCAGCTCTCCGAATGGGGCAAGGCGGTCTCTGACATTTCCTACGCCGCCCAGAAGGCTAACGAACCGCCGGGTGCGTTCAGAACGCTGTTCGGCGGCGGAAGTCAAAAGAGTGCCATTGATATTTTCGCGGCGCAAAAGCAGTGTGAACAGCAGCGCAAAGAGTTGCGTCAGCTTATCAGCTACACCTACGGCAACGATGCTTGGCTAGAGTTCCAGAACATTGAGCGCCGGGTTCGAGAACAACAGCGAGAGCAGGTTTACCGTCGCAAGGAACTGATCGAAGGCCTTCTAGAAGCTGCGCTTTGGACGGTCATCATCTTGGCGACGAGCGTTATCGCTGGCTTTGGTCTATACTTCTGGGGCCGCTATTTAGGGAGGTGGTAAGATGCTAGAGAAGATTATCTGGGCAGTTGCTGCTGCTTCTGTCGTGACGATTATCTACTTTTCTGGTGACGGATTCTATCGTTACCCATGCCAAGACCCAGCCAACTGGTCTGCTTTAGAATGTCAGCCACCTATTTGCCTTCGTACTAGGAACTGTGCGACTGATCTAACGGGAGCCTCGCAATGAGCAAAAACGATTCTGACTATCTGGAAGCTAAGCTTCGATACTTCATCGGCTGCTCGCTGGTGGTTATCTTGGCTGGCACCATCTTCACCATCCTCTACAGCCTTGTCTTCGTGACCCAGCCTCTTGGCGAGTCGAGCGAGAACGACCGCAAGTTCTTCGAACTGCTGACCCCCATCGCCTCGTTTATCGTCGGCGCTCTCGGCGGCATCATGGCATCAGGCAACAATCGCAACAGGGGTGGCAACGATGAGCCGCCGACAAAGGAGTACACCGAATGATTGGCAAACTCGTTGGAATGTTCATGGGCCGCAAGCTCAAGGAAAAAGCTATTGATGCCGTGCTAGACAAGGTGAACCTGCCTGACCCGGTGGAGAACGCAATCAAGGTTGCGGCCACTGGCAACGTCGGCGACCTGCTCGGCGGCATGGGCAAGGACATGGCAAAAGAAGCTGCGCTGGACGCCGTCACCAAGAAGGTGCCGATCAAGAGACCGAAGAAGTGAAGTGGCTTGGCATCCTCCTCCTGTCGGCCAGCCCTGCGCTGGCAACGCCCTATGAAATTACCCGCGTCATTGACGGCGATACCGTGGAGATTGCGGTGGATTTTCTTCCGTCGCCCCTGCCGCCAAGACTGTCGATTCGAGTCATGGGCGTCGACACCCCAGAAAAGGCCCCTCGCGCTCAATGCGATTCGGAAGCAGCCCTCGCTAGAAAGGCAAGCGCGTTTACAAAAGACGCGGTTGCCAATGCCCTTGAGGTAGATGTCGTCATTCTCAAGTGGGACAAGTACGGAGGCCGGGTTCTGGGTGAGGTCTATCTTGACCACCAGAGCCTAGCTCAAAGCCTGATCTCAGCGGGCCTAGCCCGTCCATATAAAGGCGAGGCTAAGTCCTCGTGGTGCGAATAGGAGATATAGATGAGCCTGATTACCGAAGCCCAACTGGCCGTTATGATCCCGACCAACAAGGAAGTTGGAGCGTGGTGCGCGGCCCTCAACGAGATGCTGCCCAAGTACGGCATCACCACCGACAAGCGCATCGCTGGCTTCATCAGCCAGTGCGCCCATGAGAGCATGGACTTCCGCGTCCTCGAAGAGAACCTGAACTACAAGGAGGCCACGCTCCTGAAGGTGTTCCCGCGCTACTTTGGCCCCGGCAAAGAGAACGCCGCCGAATATGCGGGCAAGCCTGAGAAGATTGCCAACTATGTGTACATGGATAAAAACCGCTCCAAGTCAGGTGCTTTAGGCAATCACAAGGAAAATGACGGCCATTTTTTCAGAGGAAAAGGTCTGAAGCAAATTACTGGGCGTTCGAATACTACTGCCTTTGGAAAGACCGTTGGCATGACCGCCGAGGAGGCAGCCGAGTATTTGCTGACCAAAAAGGGCGCACTTGAGAGCGCACTGTGGTTCTGGGGAAGCCGCAACCTGAACGAGGTCGCAGACACGGGCGACGTGGTGAAGCTGACCAAGATCATCAACGGCGGCAGCATCGGGCTTGCCGACCGTCAGGCG